CTCACGGCCAACAATGTCTGCCGCCTTGTAGATGTCTGCCGCTAAGTCAGTAAGAACATTAGCCATGAGAGATTACCTTTAATCATCTTTAAGTTTACCGCCGTTTTTGGCGAAGTTTGCGCGTTGCGCTTGGTTCATTCGGTCAAACTCCGACCGACTTACTTCATTGACTCCAGCCCCGCTAGATTCATTGCCACCTGTACGCCCTGCGCCGTTGGCTTTTGTTCCCACAATTAACGGAGCAAAAGCTGCGCTATTCTGGAATTCTGCTTTAAGCTCATCAACTGACATAGCTGACGGCTTACCATCTTTATCGAGAACAACAGTAACAGGACTGCCTTCTCTAAATTCTGTTCTTAATCGCCTTTCTAAGTGTGGCAATAAAACATCTGCCGAACCTTGTACTGCGATTTCTGCCGCTATCTTTGTTGCCGTTTGACCACTCGTTAATTTGACAAGCGTTCCTGACAATTCGTCTAGCTCTTTCTTTAGCTCTACTTCCCTAGCATTAAACTTTTCTTGCCAAGATTTATCTAAAGCCTCTGTATCATTGCCCTTCTTTGCTGCTTCAAGTCTTGCTGCGTCTGCTTCTTCCGCTGCTTCCCGCGCTTTCTGCGATGCTGCTTTCTTTTCTCGCAACAACTCATCAACTTTATTCTTGAGGCCACTTAAATCTTCTTTCTCTGGCTCAGGAATGCCTGTAACTTTAAGCTGATACCCAGTATCTGTTTGCTCATAAAGCCCTTGTAAGGTTTCGTCAATGTTTTCTAAACTCTCTAACTGATATTCAATCATTTTATCACCCTGTGATTAAAGTAAGCCCAACTTACGATTCCGTCATTGTAACTTGCAAAACTTTTATGTCAATGCTAGTCCAATCCTGCTTTTTCAAATGCCACTGGTTCTAGCTTTTGCATTTCTTCTAAAGTTATTGGTTCAAAATTCTTACCTAGCTGTAATTTCGTAAACTTTTCAGAAGTTAAACCGCCCCTACGAAGCAACGCGCCCCTCTTTTTACCTATAGCCGAGTCTTGAAACGCAGCAGGTTGCTTCTTTAGCCAACCGTAATAGGTTTGGTCAGCAGGAACAGAAACCACTTTACCGTCTGGTCCTCGCGCACTTCTGGTAGCACCTTCACGCAAGAACGAAAACCTATCATCTAATACTGCAACTATAGTACTGCGGCAGTTTGGGTGGATTGGTGGTCGTGGCCCTTTGTCTATAGGGAATTGCTCACCATCTAAATAGCGGCATTGCGGAGAGGTTCGGCTGTCTAGTGTGCTAACCCATTTGACCGCTTTTACTATATCGGCGTTATTCTGCCAGACTTGCTCGCGTGATTGGACTGCTGCATGTTGCAGCGCAGTTCTAGTGATAGTCTTTGCTGCGTTGTTCATTTGAAACAATACGCCATCAGTAAACTGATTAGCTCTAGTTCCACGAACAGCTTGCAAGATTTGGTTAGTTGTTTGCCCTTCATAGTATCCCGCAGAGATTGCACCGCTAACTCTATCTAGCGTTCTCTGTGTTAAACCTTTTACGAAAGGCTTTAGCATTTTACCGTTATCGGCGCCTAGTATCGTCAATGGGTTATTAAACACTGCAAACTGCAACGAAGCAGCGGTAGGAACAACGAAGTCAGCAGCGGCAACTTGACCTAATGACCTAACCTCAAAGCCAGATTCGTAATCAGCTAGGTCAATAGATTGCGCCGCTACAGTGTCAGTAAACTCCTGCGCCAAAATAGTCATGTCTGACTGCACAGAAAGCAACAACTGGTTAAGCCTATCTCGTGAGAACTCGGTTAAGTCCCTATTGGCTAAACGCGCAGTAACAGATTGGTCAATCTTCTTTAGAAAATCGCCAACCTTGTTAGCTTCGCCTGTCTTTAGCCTTTCGAGATAGACTTGGTGGCGAGTCGCTATATTTATCAGCTCCTCAGGAGTTGTAGCCATTAGCTTTCCTCAAGGTCGACCATGCCGCCTTGCATACCGATTTCTTCTTGATAATCTCCAAGCTCTTTTTCGGCATGAATCAGACCGTGTTTCTTCTGCCAAGCAAATAGGTCACTAATCGGCAGAACGCCCTGCAAGAATGAAGCGACCACAGCGTTAAGCATTTGCGCGTCTGCTTTCGGGTCAATGAAGTCTTGGCTGATAATATATTTACACTCAACATCGTCACGAACACCCATAAACTGCCCTGCCATTTTTAGGGCGTCATAGTAGGCTTCCGAAACATTGTGCGCGATTAGTGACAAGACAGAGTGCTGTGACATTAACTCGCCGTCAATCTGTGTGGCTGTCTTAGCCGCACCACCTGACTGCATGAACATCGCACCCAAGCCAATCATCAGCTCAACTTTATCCATCATAGCTTCACGAGCGAGCATATTAGGGCTCGCCTGAGCAAAGCTAAAGGTTTCACCCGATGGAACGCCAATCAACCTACCTGAGCCGATATACATATTGTTTGACTGCATTAGCTCAATGGTTTCTTGGTTTAGACCCGACATCCACGGCTGAACCTGCCCGACTGTAAATACTGAGTCTTCGTAGATAGCGGAGTTATTATAATGACCTAGATTTATCTTAGCCAAATCGTACATCGGCGGGTGATCAACATTGGTGGTGTTCATTTCTGAGCCAATGAAAACAAAAGGCAGATAGTCTAGCGTATTGCCAAATCCATCGCGTGGGATAGTCTCACTGTATACATAGAAATCATTGTGGTTGTCTTTACGCCACTCTCTTTGCACATATACGCCTTCTTCTAGCGCCAGTTCTATCCAAATGTCTTTTACTTCAAACTCATAGCCGTCAGACTTTGGCTCACTTACTGTAGAAGTTAATACGACAAGGGTTGGCATAACCTTTGAGCCAACTCGTTTAGTCTGCCAGTTTATAATCTCTCTACAATCAAAGCGCGTGATAGTAGCGAAAATGTTACCGCTAAGAATATCAGCGCGTGACACTTCGCCATCTGTAGTTGGGAAATCTACTAATAAACCACAGCGACCAACGCGAATAACATCGCGCATAACTTCCTGTGATTGTTGATAGATAGATGCCCCTGCGCCGTTTACATCCGTAGATACATACGCTAACTCTTCGGGGACTTCTAATGTTGGTGGTTTGGTAAACGCTTTACCTACGAACCCACGACTTGTATATCCTGCGACTGCGGCGAATACACTGCGCTTGAAGAACTGCGAGTTGCGCTCTACATTCTCAACGGATACGTCTTTAGGGTTTAGCTGAACCAAATACTTTTTGAGGTTAGTGGAATCGCAAATATCATTTACTAAATCCCACTTTTCTACATTGTCCCGATACTTCGGGTTCTTGAAGTCTATGCTCATCGTGCCATACCTATATCTGTGACCACGATTGGTCTGCTCAGCGACCATTTGCGGTTGATAAAATAACCTGCCGCATCAACCCAGTCGTCTATAGCAGGATGTTCACTGAACTTTTCGGGCTGCCCTTTTACATAACCTTGCGACTCTAACGCATCAGTTAATTGTGGACAGGTATCCGTATTCACTAGCCATCGGTCATGCGATAGCAGTCCGTTCACTGCGTTGATACGGTCTCTAACCATAGGGTTCGCGTTCGGACAGTCTACAGAGTAACCATGCTGCCGTATTATATCAATATCTGACCCAGTTGCGTTAGTGCTACCAGACTTTCCGCTAGCGTCAGGGTATACGGTTATTTTCCTACCTTGCTGTTCGTATTTAGATAAACGCGCACAGAAATCCCTAGTGTCGTGGCTAATAAACTCATCAACGGTAATCGGGTCTTTGCCTTCTATCACGCTAACTATCGCGCAACATCCACCAATATTAAAATCAACTCCAACATGGAGAAATTTGTCAGCGTCAGTAATCGTGCGGTCTGTGTGGTGTTTTTCCCTAGCAAAGAAATGGTAAACCTTGTTAGCAGATAAACTAACGAACTCGCCCTTAAGAAATAAGTCGGCTAAAACTGGGTCGTAGTTATCTCTTATCTGTTGGATATAACCGTCAGGCAGAAACGGATTAGATGCCGTAGGGGAATTGATAACCACGTAGCCATCCTGCAATGACTTTACCCACTTTTGATATACGAACCCGCTATAGCCTTGGTCTGGTGTAGTTACGCAGCCGATTGTATTACCTGCAGGATGCTTGCACTTTTGCCGATTGCGTTCACTTATCTTTCGCCACACTAGCGCAGCTTTATCTTTAGGCAGGGTATCTAGCTCGTCAACAATGCTATGCGCTACCTCATAGGCAACGATTCTTTCTGGT